TCGCAAGGCGCACAACTGGGAAGGTGAAGTGGTGCGTTATTACCGCGACCCACAACTTTCGGGCGAACTCAAGTGCAGTATTTGTGGCAACCAGTATCACGACCACGGGTGGATTGACACCCTTGAGGGCGGTCACATTGTGTGCCCCGGCGACTGGATCATCACTGGCGTGAAGGGTGAGCACTACCCATGCAAGCCTGACATTTTTGAAATGACTTACGAGGTAGCAGAATGAACCACATTAAACAAGCATGGACATGGCTTACGAACCACTGGGTCATGCCAAGCCCTGCGGAACTTATCGCCGAGGAACTGGTCAACGCACAGCGTAGCAAGCTGCGCCACCAGTCAGCAATGGAATACCACACAGCCATCGTTGCCTATAACGTGGCACGGATTAAACGCCTTGAAGCATTGACTGCTAAGACGGAGGTGGTGGAATGAAAGAAGCATTAAAACGTGCGCTTGAGGCGTTGGAAAGCAGTGATAAGTTAATAAACGGCACAGGAAATCATTTTGGTTTGGAAGGTGCAATGGACGGCTACTACAGTGGTTGTTTTGACGTTAAAGGAAACAACAAACTTTTAAACGAAGCCATCACCGCCATCAAAGCAGCCTTGGCACAGCCAACATCAGGAGACTACGCCCTTGGCTATGCGGAAGGTTTTAATGATGCTTGTAAACCAAAGCCAGCACAAGAGCCTGACCACGGCGATGAATTGACCATTGCGTACATGAGTGGAGTACATCGAGGCAAAGAACTTGCAGCACAGCCAGCACCTGTGCAGCCTGTGGGGATTGTAGAAACGCTAGGCGGCTACCCAGACGAATCTCGTCACGAGGTCAAATGGCTTGTTCCCTATCGAGACTTAAAAGACGGAGACAAGCTTTACAGAACCCCGCAAGCACAGCCAGCACAAGAGCCTGTAGCGTTGGCACAGCAGGAGCCTGACTACGCCTACCCGACCATTGAAGGATACGAAGAAATTACTGGGTTCAAAGTAAATGACACGTTCAGAATGGGATGGGCTATGGCTAGAACAACCAATGACTTGTTTAAACAAATGGAGAAGAACACATGAAAGAAGCATTTGAAAAGATGACAGGTATGCCTGATGCGTGGACAAACCCTGCGCTGATGGTTTCACGAAACGCTTTTATTCAAGGGTGGGAAGCAAGGACGCAACATGATGTAGACGCAACCATCATTCAATACCACGAAGCCATAATCAAAAGGTTGGAAAAGCGTATTGAAGACTTGGCACAGCCAGCATACGTGCAGCAAGAGTATGAGCGTGTGATTTATCAATGTCCGAGATGTGCAACTTCTATGCAAGTTGACCTAACCGCAGCAGCCTTGGCACAGCCAGCACAAGAGCCTGTGCAGTGGTCTGCTTATGAATATGATGGAATACACCATAAGCCTGTGGCTTGGATGGATAGAGATGGGAATTTTAGTGATAACAATGACTACAAATGTTTTCCAATACCGCTATACACAATTACCCATCCACAACGCCCTTGGGTGGGGCTGACGTTTGCCGAAATATGCGATGCCGAAGTGGTTGCAACGGATGGCTTTAATAAGTTCTCAGAAGTGAAATTTGCCCGAGCCATAGAAGCCAAACTCAAGGCACTCAACACATGAGCCAGTACAAGATTTGCGCCAAGTGCTTGGAGTCCAAGCCCTTTGACGGTGGGGTGGATATGTCACCCGTCAGGTGGATATGCCAGCAGTGCTGGCTGCTTAGAAAATGAAGAGGCGAGACAAGGTGATCGAACTCATCACGGCTAAGGCAATGACATCAGCAGAACTGTCAAGGGTGATCCACTGCGGACTGCGCGGGACTCAGATTATCATCACGAAGTTGCGCAAGGCAGGGCTGATACACATACAAGCGTATAGAAGGCAGAAGGCAGGCATTGCCGCGATGTGGCGTTATGGGATAGGGGTAGATGCCACCAAGCCGCCGCCAGTGCCTTGCGCAGAAAGATCACGCAAGTGCCGTGATGGTCAGGGTGTCGAGGAACACGCCTTTGCTTTGGCAAGGCAACGCGCAAAGAAGTGGAAGATCAAACGCGACCCGTTGGTGGCCGCGTTCTTTGGGTCAGTAGAGTAGACCGTAACCCTGCATTGGGTTTCTAGGTTGTACTGATGTTGGTCTAAACATAATTCCCATTGGTTTGCTTGCGTTTGGGTTAATCATGCCTTCGTATCCATACTCTTTTACCAATCGCTCGTAGTCGTTGGCCTCTTGCAGTGGAGAGGTGATTCCGGCATTGGCTCTAGCTGAAAATGGGGTGCGATTAGACTCTCGTGCTAGTGCGCGAAATGACAAAGGGTCTTGGGTAATATCATAAAGATTTTGTGATTGTCCGCGATAAATGTTTGACCCAAGTCCAGGCTCGGGTGCAATTATTCCTGGCTCCCCTAAGTAGAAATAAGAACGATCTTTTACGCCTCCAGCAAAATCACGCAAGCGACTGGCTTCTGCGCCTTTGATACCGGTCCCATATCGAGTCGGGTCAATAAATTGCAAATTAGGGTCGTTACTAAAGTGAGTCAAAACCGACTGGGTTTCGGTTCCTTTTGTTGGCCGGTTTGCGGAACTTAAATACTCGGGAAAACCACCGGCAAATTTAGGATCAATAAACTCAGGTGGCAGCAATACGGCTTTCTGTGGCGCAAACTGGAAGTTGCTAAATTCTTGCTTCTTAGCTTCTTGAATTTCTTTGACTAAAGCGGTATCACCTTGACGACGAGCAATATATTCAGCCTCCTCAAACTTAGCAATGTTTGACTTCATTTTCACGTTTAGCGGACTGTAGTTCACAAGCGAGTTTTGCCCACGAGTTTCAGAGGCCATTGCCAAGCGAGCGAGGGGCGAATACATCTGCTGATGAACAGCATAGGCAAGTTCTTCTCCTTTGGGTCCAAACTGGTTCCCGAAAACAGCGTGGCCCAGTAAGTCATGAACAGCGCGGAACTTCTCGTTTTCATTTAAGCCAGAAGCCTTGTCTATGCGGTTCAGGAAGTCGTGGGGGTCGCCACCTTGAAAAACGTAGAGGTGCTTGTTGCTATGCACGTCAGCCATCATTTCTTTGGAGCCTCTATAGTCGCCTTCGCCTGCGCGATGATAGGAAAAATTGTAGGGTAGCTTTTGAAATTGCTCGTCGGTTTCCTTGGCAAGTTGGCGATAAGCCTTCTCCATCAAGTCATCGTAGTTTTTTGCGCCAGACTGCTCAAGCAGATCAGGCATTTGTTTTGCATATGCGTCAAACACCGAAGTTTTGTATTCGGGGGAACCTTCAACGGCAAGTTGATGGGCGCGACCAATAGCAGACTGCTTTGCAAGAGAACTCTGCGGGATGTCTGGCGCGGTGAACTCTGTACCTTGCGTATCCCTAGTGAACTGCCTAGCTATTTGCAGGGGTTGATTTGTCTCTGGATTGGAAATTATTCTTGCCACTTCCTCATCCGAGACGCGGATCGGAACTTCGCTTCCAACCTGTCCTCCTGCTCTGGGGTCAACCCCTTCAGCTTGTAATTCAGGCGTTTCTCGAAGTCCGCGATTTTTTCCTCCGCTGACATCGAGCGAGGTTGGGCTGACTCTGTAGAAGGGTCCTTCTTGTTTGGTTGCATAAGTTGCTCCTGGTAACGTATTTATTTGCGCGGCATTTATTGGCATTGACGGACTAAGTAGTCCGCCAACTTCAAATTCGTTTATGTTTGGTGCTTTTGCTACAGCAGCCGCATCTCCAAGCAACCCGCCGCCCACGTTGTACTCTGCAACATTTTGCATTGCTAAATTGGATGGAGGCACGTCGTCAGCTTGGCTTAGTGGCCCACCTAAAATTTGCGTAGGTTGACGTGATTCTGTATTCGGAATCCACTCGCCTTTTTCGTCAATGTACTTGCGAAGCAAGTCCTTCTCTTGCTTGCTTGCCTTGAGCATATTCTTTTCAAGCATGGTTCGAGCCGTTGATGGCGTTACCAAGGTTCCAGGAAACGCTTTGTATAGTCTGTCGTAATCAATGTCACGTTGAGATACGGGTCCAGTCTCGAACGGAAGCATCTTGCTTAAATCTTGCTTCTGCACATCAGTCCACGCAGACTTCATTCTTTCCGCTTGATTTTTCTGCGCTTGCTGATACGCAGCGTAGTCAGCCTCACTGCTAAACCCTCCCCACGTCTGCATCGCTGGGGTTGGTTGCGTTACTTGGTATTGGCCTTGAGGGGTAATCTTGTAGCCCCGACCTGATTGCTTAACAATGCTCGGCATCATCCCCATGCGCTGCATATAGTTCTCTGTAAACTGGCCAGCCTTGGGAGCAACGAACTTGCCGACTTCAGCAGCACCACGACCTGCAAGACGTGCTGCTTGAACTGGAAGCATTGGCGCAAACGTACCTATTTGACCAGCCACTCTGCCTACGGGATTGTCTGCTGCCGGTGCAAGTGGAAGAGTTTTAAGCAACTCCTCGGAGCCAAATGGAACCTTTTGCGATGGCGCATAGTCAAAATCACCAAACTGCTCCATTGGCTTTGGCGAATAGGCAGGTGCAAAATTCAAAGTATCGCTAAGTAAACCAAGCAGACCAGCAACCGTGCCACGCGCTAAATCAACAGGGACATTCGCAGCGTACTCACGCATCTTTGGCGTGTCTTGCCTAAACTGACCTCGCTTTAGTCTGCTGTAGTCAGGTGCGTAGAATTCGTCAAGCAGTCCCATGTCTGTACCCTTTTTACTTTTGTTGCGTTGGCTGAAGGCGACCTGCACCAATCTGAGTAATTGCCCCAGGCGCGCCGACTGCTACCTTGTAGGATAAACGCTTAATGGTGTCCTGTAACGCAGCCATTGCGCTCTCATCAACCAAAGCATTGCGGACAACTTGAGGGTTTTGAGATACAAGAATTCTTGCGATTTGATCTGACTGCGCATCAGTCAAGTTGCCGGTGTTCTGCCCCACCAACTTACGCAGGACTCGGTATCCCGACATGACGTTACCGCTAAGTGCGCTTGTGACCTCTTCGGGGGAGATGTTCATCCCGATACGCTGACCTTGTTGCAGGCTTGCTGCCGTAGGAGAGCCGCCAAGAATTCCGGTGGCTGCACGTTGAGAGCCGGCTGCCACGTTGACAGAGCCAAGCAAATTGTCCAACTGATCTTGAGGGAATACACTGCGCAGAATCTGACCCTCTTTACGTTCTTCATCGGCAAACCGTCCCATCATGCTCTTGCGTGATCCAGTAGCCATACGTGAGCGCGTTGCGTCCATCAAGCCTGACCGATACGCCTGCTTTGCGGCAGGAGACATAGACTCAAACTCTACAGCGACCTCGTCCGCGCTCTTAGTAAACGCCTTGCGCCCCTCTTGGAACGCGTCACGTGCAGACCGTGTCTGTGCAGCCGTCTGCCTAGCAGCGGCCAAAGCCTGTGATGACTGGTCAAGCGAGTTGCGCAACTGCAACTCAACGTCCTTGAGTGCAGTTCCAACACCGCCAGCACCCTGGGAGAACGCCTTGTTTGCCTCGTCCTGAATACCGCGACGGACAATCTCCATGTCCTCAATGTTAGGGGTGCGGCTGTACTCAATGTTCCCGTCCTTGAACGTGAAGAACGGAGCCTTGCCTGTTGTGGCTCGGTACAGTTCATTGATCTTAGTAGCGGCCTGTGGAGCGCGTTGCAGGGCCGCTGAGAAGGCATCAAGCATTGGCTTGTCAACTACACCGCCCTGCTCAAACGCGGCGTTGTACATGGCGTTCTCTGCGACCTTAATGTCTGCCTCGTCCATCTTGTACTGGCGCAGGATGTTCTTGTCGCCGGTAGGAGACAGCCCAGCGCGCATCTGCTTCATAGCCTCATCACGCATGATGTTGGGACGCGTGGTGAGTGCCTTGCCTATAGTGGCTGATGCAGGACCGCCCTGTGTGTACATAGCGCGAACCATTGACTGCAAGGTGGCGTTCTCTGCCATGATCTCGCCCTTGGCTACCCTGTCCACAATCTCGTCAGTGGTAAGTCCTGACTCTGTGGCCAGCCGCTGAATCTCTGTCTCTACGGCCTTTGCGCCACGGCCACCAATGGTGCGTCTTGTAAAGTCAATCAGTTTGTTGGCCACCGCGCCACCGCCAGTGAGAAGCGTAGTCCCAACTGGACCAGCGACTCCACCAACAACCATGCCAGGAACAACACGCGATGATCTCTCAAATATGTCGCCCTCACCAGTTGCAAACCCAGTCAGTCCACCCTGTAGCATTCCAACGCCAGCGGCACGAGCCATTAGCGCAGGGAGTGCGACTGGGGCAGCAGCACCACCCGTTAAGGTTGTGGCTGCGATTGCAGGCAATATCGCACCGCCAGCCTCATACGCGAGTGCCTCGTATGGGCTGTCTTTTCTGTAAGCCTCTAACTTTGATCTGATGTCTGCAACTGCCGCGTCATAAGGTACGCCAGCCAGTGATTGAAGGTAAGCCTCCATCTCGTCAGCACTACCAAACGTCAGACCCTGCGCAAGAGAACGCAGTCTCTGGCTTGGAGCCTCACTTTGGGGTGCTTGTGGTGCTGGTGCGAGTGCGGCCTGCACTGCCTGTAATTTTGGCAGCGGGATGGCGTTGTTGTTCCCCGCCTTGAGTGCTTGCAACTCCTCGACGGTGAAGGTATCAAGAACCTGTTGCAGATCAGTTTGTGCCATCTTTTTTCTTCCGTTTGATTGCTTCGTCGATAGCATTACCCATGTTCAGATTGCCACTAAGGTCATTCTGCACTGTATAAGGCATTACTTGGAACAATGGAGCGACCTCATCAAACCCTTTAACTCTTGATGCATTTGCGTAAACAAACTCATGATCTTTGATGCGCTGATAGGCAAGTTTCTGCATTGCTGCCATACCAGTGCGAAGTTCTGCGGCAGTCATTGTCTGATCCCCTGCTGCAACGCGTTTAATCAAAGCACGTTCACTGTCAGTAATTGGCCCCTGACCCTTCATTGAGGCAGCAGCAGTCAACTCAGACTGCGCAAGACCTTGAACAACTTGACGTGTATTCTGTAGCGTCTTCTCAGCATCAGGCCCAGCGATATTTAACTGCTGTCCAACACGTAGCATTGCAGTTCTGTAATCTGCTGCCGGTCCAAGAACTGCGGCACTTAGAGCCGGTGCAATAGTATCAATGTTGCGTAGTGTGTCATTGGCTGAATTTGCTGCGTCCGTGACCTGTTGTAGTCGAGTTGCTCCAACACCTCCAGCACCAGTTACAAAACTGCTTGCCCCAGGTGGTAATCTCACCTCAGTTTTAGGTGCAATCTGAGAACGATAGGTTCCTAATGCCGCTATGCCTTCTGCCCCAGTTCCACCAAGTGGTCGTCCTTGTAGGTATTCCATTGCACGAATGTCAGGTGGCATTGCCTCATAAGGCTGTGCGTCACTTACAACTCTGCGCTGTCCTTGCTTGTTGTACTGGACAACAACAGGCTTGTTCCCAATCATCAGGTTCTGTGGTGCGCCATACTCTTGCGATGCAGTGATAGCGTCAAGCATTGATTTTGAAAGTTGATCCTCGGGCTGGTTAAGCATCAACGCCCGTTGCTCCCGACTTAAATTAGCAAATGGGCTGCTTTGTTGTGCTTGCTGCACAGTTTGAACCTGTGCCGGCGTTGGAACCTGTCCAATCATGTTGGCACGAGCAACTGTAGGACCAGCCTGCATATTTGGCATTGCAAGTGACTGCTCAGGTGTAATGGCGACACCTGCGGCTGGCATAGTCTGCCCATAGTCTCCAACAAGCATTTTCTGCATAGTTGAAAGCCTATCCTTTGACCGCTTAAACTCATCCAACTTCTGCTTGGTCATGATGTTGGCAATGCCTCCAGCCTGCGCCTGTTGGTAACCTTGCTGCCCAGCACCGTAAGCCTCACCCAAAGCCTGGCCAATCCCGATTGGGACTGCGCTTGGACCTGATGACTTAAGCAGGGACGCGGCCAAAGCCATGATGCCCTGCTGGTTCATCCGTGATCGTTGCTCTGGCGTGAGGTACTCATCAAGTCCAGTATCACCACCGCCAAACAGATTGGAGCCAAGAAGACCGCCAAAATCAAATGCTGCCATGATTCACCTCAACCTAAAAGACCAAGAAGACCGCCGATGCCAGCACCGATACCAGTGCCAAGGCCAGGGATTACGGAACCTAGTTGCGCTCCGTACAACGCGCCACCTAAAGCACCAGCACCGACATTACGAGAGTAAGGGGTAGTGGTAGACATACCGAGGTTCGGGATGCCGCCGCCAAGTGCGGCTGAAGTAATTCCCAACTTCTCTGTGCCGATACCGCGCAGTGCGTCCATCTGACTCTGTAGCAACTGCTGACGCGCACCGCCCAAGTTCATCACATTCTGACCGCCTTGGATGTTCTGACCTCTAGCGTACTGAGCCAAGTTCGCTGCCTGTCCGTAACCCTGCTGGCGCATATTCGCTGACAGGTCAGCGGCTTGCTTGAGAGCAGCAGCGTTTGTAAGTGCGGCCTGCACTCCTTGACGTGAACCACCAAACGCCTTCGCGCCTGTAGCGGCCTGACGATCCCTAAGGTCTGCCATCTGACGGCTTGTCTCAACGTCGCCCAAACTGCGGTTGATTACGTCCTCTTGGTACGGGTTCATGAAGGCGTTGATGTCCTGCCCACTGAACGGGGTCAGGGACTGGTTAACGACCTGCTCCTCACCCGCCATGTACATTGGGTTGAAGTCAGCAAACTCACGCACTGGGAGTGCGCTTGCGACTGACTTTGCCTGACCCAAGTTCTCAAGGTACGCAGCCTTTAACTGCGGGTCGATGGCTTGGGTTGATGTTGTGGAACCGCCTTTTGACATTTTGTATCTCCTATGCTTCGAGCAAACCGCGAAGTTTGCCCTTTGAAATTTTTCCATTGTTGATGGCGTTCATCAACTCGATGCCGTACTTACCGACTGACTTTGCGTTGATGACAAACTCGCCGTCATCTAGTCCACCGTAGCCATCATCTGGACCCATTGGGTTTGGACCCTGTAGGCGATCCATTGTGACCTTGCCGCCTTTGTTAAACATACTGCCGTCAATTCCTCCGCTTCTGGTCATTCCATAACCCTCGCCAGGTGCTGAATTGTCAAAACTACTGCCACCGCCACCACCGCGCTGAGATGGGTCTGTTACGTTGGAGTTTGTTGCAATGGCATTAGCCGCGTTGTCGGAGTACTGTTGCGCCAATGCGTTTTGCAACGCAGCGTTCTCGGCAGCCACACCTTGGTAAGAGGAAGATGTGTCGTAACTGCTGGGGAGTCCAACCATGCCAGTTAAGTTTGCGTTCAGAGCATCAAGGTTTGCCTTGCCTCCTATGCTAATACGACCACTAGGCCCACTCTCGTAGCCTGGTCCTGTATTAAAGAATCCACCAATGGCCCTACCGATAGTTGCTCCAAAACCAGTGTCTGATGTGTCGCGTGGGTCTTGGAACCCTTTGTAGGCATCACTCAAAGCCAGTATTCCACCAAGCGGATTTAGAAAACTAGCGATAGGACCCAAGTCACTTGTAATTCTTGCGCCGCGAGTGGTTCCAATTGGATCGCCGTTTGCAACATCCTGCGCGTCTTCTGCGTCCATAAAGGCATCAATACGAGCCTTCTCAACTGGGTCAACTTCTTGGCGGCCACCGCCACGATTGGCATTAGCCATAGCCTGCTGACGCATTAACTCTTCGTATGCGGTTGACGATGCAGCCGATGCAGGGGCTGATACTGCGTAAGGATTGAACCCACCCGTGTACGACTGCGGATTTGATGCGTTTCGTCGGCGCATCAACTCCATGATCTGAGAATACTTGTCGCTACCCTCTACTGGGCTGATTGTTTGACCGCCACCTAAACTCATATCAATTCCTTGCTCAAAATGAACCACCTTGGTTCGTAACCCTCATCCTTTAAGAACGTCTTCTGCCAACCCTGACGGCCAGCAAGAGATACTCGCGTGCAACCCAACTGCTTGCCCCAAGACTCGATGTATGGTCGCATCTGCTTGAGTTCATCTAGGTCGCCGCCAGCAAGGAAGAAGTGCAAGTCCTTGATTCGCGGGTAGACAATGATCTCAGTAACCACTGCGGATTTAGTGCCAGGCCAGAACTGAAATCTGTTACTGGCCACACCCTCCGCAATGTCTTCAATAGTGTGTGTCCCTCCTGAGTATTCTAAAGCCGCTTCGATGTGTTTGCGCAGCGACCAAAACTCCTCCATCAGCGTTTCCCTGCGGTTGTCGTCTCCAGCCGCATCACCCCAACGCGCCAATCATCCAATATGTTGCCTGTAACCTTCATCTTCACGGACCGGCCTGAGAACCTGGCATCGGTAGGAGCCTTGGCCGAGAATGGTCCATGGGTAGACTCAGCCGAGGTCGGGTACAGCCTTGACGTAAAGGAGATGGCAACCTCACCCAAGGTCTGCTCGTCGGGGATAACCGACCTGACGGACATAATGTTTTCTCCCGTACCGATCTCAACGGGTCCTGACTGTGCGTAGGGGCTGACAGAGTCATAGGTGAAACCTACCTCATGCTCGTAGATGTAGGAGTCCGCGCTGACCATAAGGGGGTTTTTGAATACTCCCCTGTCAGTGCCAGCCGTGCGAGACATGGTTCCAATCGCCCAATGACCCTCACGGTAGTTGTAGGTCACATAGGAATCGTTCTCGTTTGACCCGCTTGATGGGTAAAACCATGTCACCTCACCAAAAGAAGAGTTGTGTACAGCGTAGACCTTTGATGACTGGTTGTAATTTATGTTGTTGAAGACATAGTCCGATACGTCGCAGGTCATCGGCTTGACGTAGCCGTCATACTGCCAAAACCCCGACTTGGACATCCACATCGCCGCAGTGTCAATAGCCGCAACGGACTGGGATGAGATCACCCCGCAGCCCGAACCAGCCTTCTCAAACGAATAAATGAAGGGCAGCCCGATGTAAGTGGCTGTGTGTACATCTACATCTGTAAACAAAATGTTTACACCTCGGACTCTTTTTCCTGCCTTCAGTGTACCGACCGTGGACAATTCAAAGTCACCAGCCTGATTAGTTGACGCGGCAGTCCATACTGTGTTGTCCTCTTGGTCACTCCAAGACACTTTACGACCATTTCCACCTGCTCCCAATGCAAACATGATGCGCTCTGAAGTCACCAATAAGGCAGCGCAACTTGTTGGCGCGTTGGTGATTACAGCCGCAACTGTGGGGGTGGTAAACCCCAACTGCCACTCATAGAGTTTGCCGTCTGTATCGCTACACGCTACAAGGTACTCACCCCAAGTGTCTAGGCTCCATGTCGTTGCAGGTAAGACTGACCCGATGTCGGGACGTGCCACGCCGTAAGAAAAAGAACCGTAGGTGTTGTAACCGTAGCCTGTCCCGCTGACTGCATCTGCACGGCCAGTAGTGAAACCTGTTGGAGTAATGTCTTTTACGACATTATTCTCGTCCATTGCAAAGAGTTTTGACTGTGTACCTGCCGCAACGTACCTTGCATTGCCATTAGTTACCCAAGCCAGCAACCCACGGCAAATACCTGTGAGTTGCGTCTCTGACTTCTTACGCCACCCGCCAATGGGTCGCAGAGTGTTCTCGTACCAGCGAACAAGGTTCGAGTCGTACCAGCGTCCCGCAGCCTGGTACTCAGTACCATTACGGTAAACGCCTGGGGGGATTTTGAGTGGTATGAGTGCCATGACGAGATTATGCTGTTTCTGTAGACAAATTGGAGACGAACGACATAGTGGCGATCACCGAAGGGACTGACGGTCTAGTCGGGGAGGTTCCTGCCGCAAAGGTTTCAATAGTCACCGCAACGTCGCTTGTTCTCCAAACAATCTGTATATAGTCATTCGCGGCTAGGCTTACAAAATAATTAAGGGCAACGATTACATGGGATGGGTTACCCGATAATTTTCTTGCCGAAATGCCAAACCTGCTATTGGATTTAGCGATGTCTGTCCCGTTTTTTCTGAACCAAAAGTCAACATCCTCAGAACTGTTTGTCGTGTTCTTGACTTGGACGCTAAATTGCAGGTTATAGATTCCTGGCTGCGACACGTTAAGTCTTGACGAGTTTGACAATGTCACGCCGTTGCTGAAGTCTGTAGTGTCAAAGGTTATGGGGTAGGCTGTGGTGGTGTTGGCCGCAGTCTGATTTGTACCGTCCTGAAACGCCCCGTAAGGAATGTTGATGTACTTCCCACCCCTTGGTCCGAACAGCGCGGCAGTGATGCCTGTGACGCGCTGAAAGTACCCTCCCATATTGGCAAAGGTCTGGCTGAAGTATCTCTGCTCGTACTCATTCCCAGGCGTACCCGTGTTGGGTGCTGCCGGTGTCGTGATCTGACCTGTGTAGTTTGTGGCCATTATGCTAATGCTGATGCTGCGGACTGGACTTCAGACACCCTGCGGCTCCATCCCTTGCCAAAGGTGGCGAAGGTGGGCAGCCCCTCAAGGAACTGTAGTCGTCTGTCGTTGTACTTGGCGATAAGGTCTTGCGTGTCCATAGCCCCTACAGCGGCCAAAGTGCCTTTGCCTATAGAACCATCAGCCGTCACCCCTACAGTCTCCTGTAGCCACTTTGCAGCTCTTCCTGGGCCGCTGTTGATGGCAGCGTCAAAGACGGCATAGTCAAGCCCTGACGGGAGGTCATCACCGGCAACCTTGTCCCAGTACTTTCGTTTGTATAGCGGGGAAACCAACTCAGGAGTCAACGCCCTCATGTCGGCCTCAGACACTGGGTGTCCAACGTACTCTTCCCATACTGCTTTGGTGCAGCCAAGGTTTGTCATCCCACCAGGGTCTTTGGGGTGGTTTACAAAACCGCCCTCTGACTTGAGTACGTGGTCTAAGGCTGATTTGAAGTTCGCGTTCATTTCTTAGTCCTAATTTCAGCGATCTTCTCTAAACTGCGTGAGCCGAAATAGGCCCCAAACACGAGCATCCCCCAATTTCCTAGCAATTGGACATATGACTCGTTAGCGTTATAACCAAATGCACTCATCATGGCAAAAGTAAAATAGCCTGTAAGAATTGCAATCAGGCTCATTGGTCGAATATTCTTACTTAGCCATGAATCCGAGGCCATGTCAGCCATCCACCGTTCTGTGGTATTTTCCTGTTCAGCCTTAAACATTTCAGTCTCGTTAGCCATCTTTGCCAGTTCACCGCTTTGGGCAAGTGTTGCCAACTCAAGTTGGGCTTTTGCTTTAGCCTCTGGGTCGGGGATCAGTTTGTCGATTAACTTGCCGCCAACTGCTAATAGTCCTGTAATGTCAAACATCATTTACCTTTCAAAGCAATTACACCCCAAGCCACCAAAATAAAGATGGCCGCAGCCACCAGTATGCATAAAGCCATTGTAATGACCTCATCAATCTCAGCCTTGCGGTTTTTAGCCGCTTTAGCATCCAATATCTCCTGAGTCTTCCTGCGCTGCACTATGCTGTTGCGCTCCAATACGATCTGCGTCCACAACGCTGAATGACCCTGATGGATAAAGTGCCACTTCAGTTCTTCCTCGGCTCTGTTGAGTTCATGCAGTTGCATGACCGTAGACATCGCCTGGCTGGTGTCTGAACTGTACTTTTTCTTCGGGTCCTTGATCGCCTCCTTTGCAACAACGTCCTTGGCATCAAAGAACTTCATCACGTCACCCGTGATGCCCTGAATGTCTTTCCCCATCTTGATGGCCGCTTGGATGCCTTTGATAGCACCCTGCGCCAATGCAAACGCTGTTAGTGGGTCCACGGGATTACAACTTCTTTTCTGTTAAAACCCACCGGCAAACTCTACCGTCCTTATCTAAAAATTCATTAGCCCCGTACTTTTCACTGGGCAGCACAACGCGGCACACCAACACGATTCTTGTCTCGGTGTTGGGCCATTGAACTTGAGCAGAGGCAATTGCATCTATCACTTGAATCCGTGGTTTTTTGCAAAGTCAAATAAAAGGTAGCCAAGCCCCGCAAGAGCAGCCCACACCAACCCGCCCAAGGTCTTCTCAATGATTGCTTGGCGCAGTTTGATTGACTGCTCCTGCTTTTCAATGGTGAGTTTGACCCAACGCACCTCATCGTCAGACAAGTTAGACGATGCCCTAATTGCCTCCGCAATGTCGGCGATTAGTTCGGCGCGCTCGGACTGGTTCATGTCATTCGTCCGCAGGTAGTGGTTGACCAACTATTGAAGTAGTCATGCTTGCTGCCCCGCAATCTGATTTAATGGGATTTCAACTACTGGGCGGCTTGCAATGATTTCATCCGCTTGCTCTTGCGTAATTGGTGTTTTTTCACCTATTAAATGGTCTTGCGAACCATCTAACTCGTAGGCAAAGATTTGGTTGTCTTGTGTTTTATACAGTTTCATTATCTTAACTCCACCCAAGTTACTAAAGTTAGCGTTCCACCGTTTGTTAAAGTCACATAAGTCGCACCATCAGGAACAATTAAAGAAAATCCAGAAGCGGCAGTAGCAACATTTACAGAAGCCGCATAAACAGCAACTCCGTTAATAGTCAATCCTTGCACTGAAAGTCCAGCAGAACAGGACGCAGTAATTGCAACTGTAATAGGCTTGCCAGTTGAATTTGTATATGTGGTTCCTATGGCTCTTGTAACACTTTGCCAAGTCTGATTAACACCAAGACCCGCATTTAAGGAATTGGCAGTTCCTGTTAGACTTGTTCCGGCTCCTGCAAAGGTGGTAGCGGTGACTGTACCAGTGACATCTAACTTGGTTGAGGGGGAGGCGTTACCAATCCCCACGTTACCGCTGGAGTTGATACGCATAGCCTCCGCACCACCTTCAGCAAAAGCAATGGTGTCGGCGGCAGGGAAGAACATTCCAGTGTTGGTGTCTCCTGTGGCTGTGATTGTTGGCGCAGCCGCAGAGCCTGCTGCATGAGATGCGATACCGCCAACTGTCAAAACCTTACCCGATCCAACATTCAAGCCAACCGATGTACCTGTTCCATTGGCTGTAAAGATTGCGTCCACAGAGTCCAAGTCGGTATTGATCTTGGTTCCCCAAGTGTCAGTACTAGCCCCAACCTCGGGTTTGGTAAGGAGTAGGTTCGTCGTTGTTGTATCAGCCATTTTTCACCTCTTATGCGGCTTCTTGCCACGTTGTCGAATTATCTGCCACAGTAGTCCAAGTTTCTGACGTATCAGAAATCGGATTCCAAGTCTCTGACGTATCTGCAACCACAGTCCAAGTCTCTGATGTATCTGAAATTGGCGACCAGGACTCTGACGTATCAGGAACTGCACCCCATCCGAACCCAATCATTGTCCCGACTGAACAAGCAGTCTGTACACCAATTATCGCAATAGATACGCTATTTGTGGCAGAGCCAACTGAGCCAGTGCCGTCAACTCCAGTAATGTACTGGAACGAGATAACCTCGGTAAGCATTGTGCCGACAGCACCCGTTACGCTGTTGCCTGTAATAATTGGCGATACAAAGACGGATTGAACAGCACCTGTGGCTGCATTGCCAGTGATGGCAATAGATACAGACAGCCCGATTGTTCCAACATTGCCTGTGGCAATTGTTCCGTCTTCTTGAACAGATCTTGACGCTAAAACGCTGTCAACAGATAAAGTTGATTCGTTTCCATCTGCTTGGGCAGATGTTGATGTCGAAACGCTGCCAACAGATAAAGTTGACTCATTTCCATTTTCTTGAACAGATGTTAATACCGAAACGCTGCCAACAGCACAGGTAGCAGCATTGCCATTTTCTTGGATAGTTCTAGATGTTGTAACGCTACCAACAGCACCTTGGGCCGCATGACCCGTAAGGGCTGCAGTCCCTATAAAAAGTATCGTACCGACATTGCCGGTGGCAATCATCCCATCCTCTTGGATTGATCGGTTGGCCAGCAACGTGCCGACGGCAGAGGTAGACGAGTTGCCACTAATGACAACGTTACCTATGCCATAGGCTCCCCTGCCGTAATAGCCTGTGCCGTAAGCAGCCATGCCGCTGCTCCCGTGTTAAGCCAGCCGAATCAGGCCGGTGCTTGCGTCGTTTGTTGGCATTGTCAGAGTGAACGTGCCAGCCGTCACTGTCTGAGAGCCAAAGGTGTGAACGCTTACTGCCTTGTTGGATTGGGTCGAGTTGTAGATCAATACCGCGTCAAAGGCTGTGGAGAGAGTCACGGCAGAGTAAGAGATACTTGCGCTTGGGGTGACAAACGCCGTTGTTCCACTTGTGCTTGGAACAGTGCCAAACGTCACAGCAACACCGCCAGCCGTGTACCCAGTCCCTGATACCTCATTAGAGGCTGAGTAGGCTGTTGTGGCCGCGTTGACTGTGGCAGATGCCAAGTACAGGGCTGCTTTGAATGAGTCAGCAGTTGTGGCCGCACGGACTACACCAGTACCAAAATTGTGATGGCCGACCAATAACTCGCCCTTGAACGAGGTACACATTGCTTGGGTATTAGAAATAATGGTTCCCTTCTTGGGCTATGCCCAATTTAAGTTTTTGACTTTGCCGTTGTTTACTATTTTTCAAGCAACTCACATGACTTTGTGTAATTCCAAATTCAACTGCAATTTCTCTTTGAAGTTTACTTGATTTTCTTATAAATTCAACTTGTTCATCTGTTAGCTTTGATCTTCCGTGACGCTCACCAATGCACATTCTTCCCTTGCGCTTTGCATCTTGCATATTTTCCAATCTAGTCCCTAAAACCAAATGATTGGGATTTACACAGCTTGGTGTATCGCATTGATGCATTACTTCTCTTGTGTCAAGCTGACCATTAAACAGACGATATGAAGTCCTATGAGACAACTCATGTTTAAGTGGAGTCCTAAAATTACCATATCCACTTTTCATACGATACGCTGTCCACAACCAACAACCAGAATCATGTTTATGCACATGAGACATAAACCTATCCACTTCTGATTGTTTTGGTTTTCCGGCCACGATTACCCTAAAGGTTGAGCAACGGCTAGTGTTGCAACGTTGCGTTTCAAAGTCATATCAACGGAACGGTGAACAAGTTCATTGTTCTGCCAGTACTCGACCCACCGAGTTGTCTCGTTCTCAGTATCAATTATCCCCTCTTTTTTCTCAAGTAGGGAGTCATCCATTTCGCCTTTGGTCGTTGTGATTAGCATTTCTACCCCAGTGTTCTTGCTCGCGCAGTCAGAGAACCGCCCGATGTTGTGATTCGATCATCTGCAAGTTGCAGTTGCTCTATTCCAGCAAGGTACAGCGCAGACCAGACAGAGATACGTGCATCGTCCTGTAGGTAAGGCGCGGCCTGTAAGAGTGCGCCGTACAAGTAGATGTCAGGGGATGAGGTCAACAGGAAGTTTGTTGCAACAGTACTTGATAACTTAGTTAACTTTGCGTAGTAGGTAAGTTCGCCTGTGTACGCTGTGTCGGGGGCTGGGACAACGCGAATCTGACTCCCGACGATGCTGAAGTAAATTGGTTTGCCTGCCGCGTTTGTGCGTGATGCCAATACATCCAACGAGTCCATAGTCTCAAACTGCATCGGAGTACCTGGGTTTGTATTTAACTTAAAAGCCCGTGTCGCAAGGAAGTCGTCAGGTACTGCGCTGTACTCGCTGTTGATAAACGCATCGGCACGAACAATCATCTGACGTGTACGCAAGTTGCGTTCAATCTGAGCCTCGGCCAGAGAGATAAAGTCAGGGATTGCAGCCGTCAGGTCGGCACGGACAAGCCAGTCCGCTACTGATGCCTTGAGTTCGGTGTATGTCGTTAGAGCCATTAGGTAGCCTTTTCCTTTTCCTCAAGGTCACGCATGACCCATGTGTGGTCGTGCTTGAATTCAAACGTCCCGATGTGGCCAATTTCTTTGGACACGTCGTGGTCAATCCATATCTTAAACCCTGCGGCCTGTGCCTTGCGGCAGAAGAAAACATCCTCGCCGATGTAGCCGCGTTTATCGGTGCGCCAAGGAGTCTCAAACCAAGGCTCTGTCAACGCCTCAAAGACGTTACGCTTGATGAGCATCACGCCCATCCCGATGCTGCCAACTTCCTCAACGCCTGTAGATTCGGGCATTGTGTAGATCAACTCGCGCTCTCCGTCAGGGCCGTACTTCTGAGCCGTTGGGCCTGTTGGCATCCTGCGACGTGCGCAGTTGGTTGCCACGATGTCAAGGTCGTGCTTTAGCAGCCTCTCGATCATGTCTTGTGGGAATGTCATGTCTGAGTCAACGAACAGCACGTGGGTGCAGTTCTCGCGCATCGCGTCAAGGCAAAGGTCTGCTCGTTGGTTTTGGATCAACGTACCCTGCATGATCTTCAGAGCAATTGCGTCTGTGGTGTTCAGCGTGTGATAGGCCACCATGTTGACCATGCAATAGGTGTAGTTTGCGTGGACCATGTCACGCGCTGGGGTGCAGACTGCAATGTAATTTGGTTGAACCATTTTTATATATGTTTCCAGTATTTACCTTGACGTATTTGTCTAATCATCACGGGTGAACAATTAAATCTTAGTGCAAGTTTAGAGGTTTTTTCTTCGCTGTACTTTATCTCTCTTGCTTCAAATTCTTTGAGTTTTGACATCCTATGCTTCTCGCCATTTGCCTGTCTTCCTTTAAGAACTTTATCCGTCATGTTGTCTTGCTGCGTACCAATAAAAATATGATCTGGGTTCACGCAAGAACTGGTGTCGCAAATATGCAATGCCATCATCCCATCTGGTATCACCCTATATTTGGACTCATAAGAGGCTCTATGGGCAGATAAATTTGAACCCCTTCCAAGACAAGTCATTCCGTATCCACGATGATTGACTTTCTTCATCCATATCCAGCATCCACTTTCAGGTATGCGAACAATTGATCTTTCAATTTTTTCAGATATTGGAATAAGAGGTCTAGCCATCAAACCTCTCCTGGACGGGTTCTAAAGTAACGGTTTTCGGGATCGTTTAGAAATCTCTTCATGTAGGCTTGGTCATCAAGTTTTCCCTCTTGTTTTAACTTGAAGTAGATGCTCAAAGGGATGCTCGCAACCTTATTCCACTCGCCATACTTGGAGTGCTTTTCTTGCAGGTTGAAGTCCTGCTTGTTCTCTTCAATGATCGCAGTGATGTCCTGCTTGGTTTCAATGGTCGCCTCATCGGTTTCCGTGTTGTAGTGCCATGTGCGATTGATGCCCAAGGCATCATTGCGATCAAAATTTTTGGATTCAATCATCTAAAAAAAGAGCCAGGTTTCCCTGGCCCTTTCCCTTTACTTTTAAGAAGTAGTCAAGTCAGCAGCAATGCCGTGGGCAGTTTCTGCCAACACCTTGTGACCGAACTCAACGATCAACATACGCTTCTCAGCGTCACCAGTCTTAGCCAACTCAACTTGTTGGTAAGGACGGAGGACGGTCATCTTTGCGTAATCAGGATCGATCACGAAAGCGTCACGCTCACGTTGGAAGCGGTTAGGCACAACTTGCACGTTACCGAAGTCGCTGACATAAACGTCTGCTGCGCCAACGATGGTGGCAGGACGTGCGCCACCATCAATGTTGAAACGAGAAGATGCAATGCCGGAGAAGCCGGATACGCGCTGCTTGTTGACAGGACCAACCATCAAGATTTTTGGAGTGCCGCCAGAAGTCCATACTTGCTGGATGACGTTCTTCAAAATTGTCTCAGTGAAGGTACGAACGTTTCCGTCTGTACGTGCGCTGCTTGGCAAGGTTGTGTACGATGGGCTTGCACCGTTGGTCTGCATATCAACGTTAGTCTTCAGGAACGCTTGCAAAGAAGCAGTAGTACGAGCAGCAGTAGTGCTACCAGCGGCAGCAACTTGGCTGTTCAGCATACTGAACTCTTGGTCACGCTTCAACTCAGAGCCGCGCTTGGCGATCTGATAAGCCAACTCAGAACGACGGCCTGCTTTATTTACAGTCTCTTCAGTCGCGGACAAGATGATTGTCTTGCGAGAGATTTGAGCGTAGTTTTGCAGACGGACAGTGGCAGTCACTGCGTCAAACGAGGTAACGTCGTCACCCTCAAGTTGAGCATTGGCAGCGGCTGCGGCCAAAACGTCGGTTTGGTATTCAAACAAACTGTTAGAAACATTCTCACGTCCAATGTTGGACATATAAGGTGTCTCTTCAGGGGAGATGTTTGTAATTACATTGGAAAGGTCTTCACGGATACCCTTGGCAGAGTAGGTGGTAAAGGTATTAGCAACAATAGCCATTTAAGTGCCTCATTTCAGTAGAAGTTCAATTGCGGCGGCTGCGTCTTGGACGCGACCGGTTTTTGCAAGACGCTTTTGTGCGAGAGCATTCCCAGTTGACTGTGAGACGCGACCTGCTGCACCAGGCTTGGCAGGGCGAGGGCCGTTGTTGACTACCGGTTTGATGTTGCCCCTTTTGGACATCATCTGCTCGTACAGGGCCGCTTTACGCAGCACCGACACGACTCGGTGGTCGAATATGTTCTTCAGTTCATCAGGTGCAAATCCAGCCTTTTGGCCAAACTCAATCAGCATAGACTTCTCGGCCTTTGCCTTCTCAGGATCGCTCCATTGAGGCAGTGCCTTCAGCAACTGCTCTTGCTCGTGAGCGAGAAACTGTTGCATCGTCTGTGCTTGCTCCTGCTGTGAAATCTGATTAAGCCGTTGCTGTTCGGATTGAATAGCACGTGCCTTCTCTTGGTTTTCACGCATCACCTCTTTCTGCCGTACCCATTCGATGGGGTCCTCTTGGTAGAGGCGGTCCCAGTCGATCTGTGGCTCGGCTGCTTGCTGAACTTGAACTTGCAACGCTCCAAGTAACTGTGCGTACTGACTACGCTCGGCACGGATTGCTTCAGCCTCCTGCTCGACTTGCTTTCGCACTTCGGCAATTTGCTGGGTCTTCCGTGTGTAGTCTTGTGTCCGTGAGTAACCTTTTTGGAGTTCATCCAATGTCACCGATACTTCTTGTCCGTCAACTTTGACGGTGAAGGTCTGTGGCTGGCTTTCCTCTTCGGATTCTTCACTTTCTTCAGACTGTTCGTCGTTCGTTTCATCATCGGCTGCGTCTGCACTCTCCGATAATTCTTCGTCCAACGCCGCAGAGTCGGATTGCTCCTCCTCTATTTGCGCCTCGTCAATTGACTGTTCTCCCTCATCGGGCAGTATTGAAGAGATTGCATTCACCGCTTCGGTGATACTCATTGGCCCTGCTGGGACACTTCCTTGTGGGGTTGGTGTTGACATGGCTGCTTTCTAATTACTTACTGACACGCTCGATGGCACGTTGTGCCACCTTTGCGTTGTCCATCATTTTCGATAATTCTATTTTCAGATTCTCAATTGCCTTGAGCGTAGACCAGGCGATCTCACGCTTGGCTGACTCCTCCGGCTTGGTAGACTTGAAAATCCAGACCTGATCTGCCTCCATCTTGCTGATGGCAGTGTTGAAGGATTCATCCTCCAAGAACTGTTTTGCCTTCAAGCCTTTGCGAACTATTTCTTCATCATTCATTTACGCCATTCCTGTAGGGTTGATGGGCGCAGCCATAGGTTGCATCGCCTGATTGACGATATTTGCCTGTTGCTGCAATACTTCTCGATCCATGTCCTGCGCAGCCTTAATCTCCGCAGTACTGATCTGTGTGTTGTACTTTAACTCAAGTTCGTATTTCTTTAGTAGTCCATCTTGTGCCATTTGGTCACGACGGAAGTCATCGTCACGAATCATCTGATCGCGCTTGAGTTCCAACTCAGCCGCCTTCTTCTGAATGTCGGCCTCAATTGACTTGGCCTGAACCTCTGCCAGCACCTCTTCGGGAGTTGGTTTTGGTGCTGGTGGGGCTGGTGGCTGGTAGTCGGCAGGGATCGCGTTGAAGTACTGGCTGGTGTCGGCAAAGCCGGACATCTCCACGATCTTGCGCAATGTGTAGGAATACTGGGATGGAGTCACCAGCGGGTTCTGTGGTCCGAGTTGGGTCAGAGCCTCCTGCTGTTTTGCAGAGATCATCATCAGTGCCTGCATACGCTCGTTCATGTCGCCGTTGCCAAGACCGATATTGATGTTCACGTCCATGTTGGAGTTCCAAGCACGGGGGTCGATCTCCACAAAGTCGTTGCGCAGACGGATCATCCGAGGCTTGTCCTGGTGCGTAGTCATCAGGAACAGGATGCCCTTAAAGAGTTTCTTCATGCCCTCGGCCATCAGGCGTGCCGTGAGTTCAATCCGACCTTGGCTTGCGCTGATGGTGGCATTGACTGCCGCCTTGGTGCTGGATTGCAGTGCGTCAGCATTAAGACCCATCGCCGCCTTGCTCATGCCGGTGCGGTCTTCCTTGATCTGGTCGATGTAGTCCAGCATTGGGAACGCTGCCTGTCCGACAAACGGGGTGGAAAACGGCTGAACCATTCCAGGCGCACGCATACGGATCACTGCCCCAGTCTCGTTGTTCAGCACATCATCCATGTTGACCTGACCCTCGACCACCGCGGTGCGGGGGTGGATGGCCTGTGCCAAAGAGTCAAGGGTGTTGCGCAGAATCTCGGACTTGATCTCTTGGATGTCGTGCGTAATGTCAAAAATGGACATCGCCTCAAGTGGTGAGGTGTGTGGCTCTGGGTCGCAAGGGAAGTCCACGAACGGGTTGTAAGACGCAGGTAAGTTGCGGACAACCTTGTAGCCTGCACCGATACAGCAAATCTTGCGCAACTCAGGGATACCGTCACCGTCATAATCAATCCGAGCGTATGCCTCGATGTACAGGGCGCGACGCTGCATTGGGTTGGCAGAGTCGTTGGTTCCGAAGGTGGTGGATAGGGGCTGGCGAGCCAGGTATTCCTCGTTGTTGTCCAAGTCTGTGGAACTGATGTTCTCCTCGATCTCGTCCTGGTCGTAGCCCATTGACAGCAACTCGGCAACAGTCGCCATCTTTCGGTGGGCGATGATGCTGGCATCGTCAAAGGAACGTGCGCGACGGTCAAGCAGTAATTCTTCGGGCGGCACGGCCATGATCTTGATCCGTCCGTCCTTCATCACGCGCTTGATCTGCACGTCGTGCAGCATCGGGGGTGGTGGCATTGGGACGGGCTGACCGGTCATCGGGTCGATCTCTGGCAACATCTGCTGCATCTGCTTCTCAAACGCAGGGTCGGGGTACGAGACAACAATCTTGACCTCAGCGGCCTCATCCTCTAAAAGTTGCAGGGTTTGGTCATCCAGTCCGCTGTACTCTTCGATTCGGACGCTTTCCACATCCTCCCACCAGTACTTTGCGATTCCGCATTTACGCACCAACGCATCCTTAAAGATCGCGTAGGTGGTCATGAAACCGTTGTTGTCCTTGGTGAAGATGAAGTTGGCGTAGTCGGTGGCCTGCTTGGAACTCTCTACGTCTTCAGGACCCTGTGGGGTGTACTCGACAACATTCTCAGTGCTAAAAAACACACGCATCAGGCTTGGCAGCATCGCGCTGACTGTGTCGCGGACCTCCATCGCCACGACCTGGGAACGCCCCTCTTCCTCATTCCCAAAGGGATCGCCGCGGTAATACTCAGTGCCACGGGCGCGGGTTGGAGAGATATCGGTGTCGATGTAACTGATCGCGTCGGTAATGTCCTGCGTGATGATCGCCTGCAACTCGTCATCGTCCATCGGCTCCTGCGCTGAGATGTCGGTGCTGATTGGGAGTTCGTTCATGTTCATATCGGTACTTTCTTCAAGATCACGTACATGGAATCAACGGCGCGGGGTGTCCGCATCAATTCCTCTTGGGGTAATTCTAGGGCAGCACCGTAGTCACTGAGCCTGCACTCAAGGTGGATCATCTCGAACTTGGTGTCCTTCCAGCCCAAGTACCACGACCACTCGCAGTAGTAGACCCACGACTTCTCGTTGAAGGCGCGGACGTGCGTCGGGTCCTGCCATGCTCCAAGGCTCAAGTCGTAGGGTACTTGAATGTGCATCTTGCCACCCATCTCCAGCATATCCCTGCAATTCTTCATGGCCGCCACTAGGTCGGGCAGGTGTTCAAGTACATCGTTGGCGATGATCTGAGAGAACTGTCGGCTTGGCACTGGCTTGCAGATGTCCATCACCCAGTCGGCTCCGACATCGTTGCGGATGTCTGCGTTGATACAACCCTCGCGCCGGTCTTTGCCGGAGCCGAGGTTAAGAATTGAACCAGTCTGCTGCATAGCGTGGCCTGTTTTCAATGATCCAAGGTTTGGCCTGGGCAGTAAGTTTTTCTCCGTCAAGGCCAATAGTTTGTGAACCAATGTGGTGAACGTAGGATCGGGATAGGTAGTGCTGGAACCCAGCGGCTCGCAGGTCTTCACAGTGGACATCATCGGAGTACCAGTTCAGGGGTGGGAACTTGAACGTGTTCCACGCCTCGTCGCTGATCCACCCGAATATCGGGGAGAGGCACTGCATTGGGATGATGGAGTCCTCGTAGGGGTATTTGAAGTAATTTAATTGTTCATTGAATGGGTTCGACCTGATGTTCTGCACAGATCGGGCTGCGTCGCATCGTGCCGATACCCAGCCCAAGGGTTCCTTAAATTGCTTCTTGAGTTGCAGCACGTCTTCAAGCAGGTACTTGTAACTGGTGGGGGTTAGGACAATATCGTCGTTTGCCACCACCACGGAACTAAAACCATCGGAGAACGCCTTGTCGATGATGGCGTTGTAGGCATCACCGAAGTTGCTCTTGTCGCCTTCCATCTTGTAGTCGGCCTCAAAGTGGCTGATTACGTGCAAAGGGCCGCGCAGGTAAACGGGAGCCTCGGGGCAGTACTCATCAATACTTGTCAGCATCACGGCAAGACCCTTGCCGGTGACGGTTGAGATGCAGATCGGAGAAATCATTTGTTAACCACCAAAGTATTTTTGGTGCATATCTGGTCTGTTATCGCGTAACCAGGCTTCTGAGTTTTTTTTGCACTTGGCAAAGTCAGTCCCGAATGTCTGCGACCCAACATGATGAAAATATGCGCGAGATACAAAAAGTCTGCAATCGTTTTTTATAAATTCATTGCATTGCAAGTCGTCTGAAAACCAGTCTATTGGGGCAAGGTCAATCCAAGTTGACTTTTGACACCAAGCGACAATGCCAGCCAAGTAATCTGTCTCAACAATTAGTTCTTCACTCTCATATCCAAGCGAATACAGTTTGCCGTCTCCCCTGCGGATATTCTGAAAACCCTTGGCGTAGTTTGTTCTTCCGGCCACAATGCCAAGTTTTATGCCCATTGACTTGAGTTTATTGACATCATCAATCAATACGCTGTATGTGTTTGGGTTCAACACCACATCGTCGTCGATAGAGACAAAACTGTCATGCGTCTCAAATATTTTGTGAGCCAGAAAGTTATGGGCAGCACCACCAGTCTCGTATGTATGCACAAAGTGATGCACTTTATGTTTTGGCAGAGATTGAATGTTTGGGCTAGTTATAAAAACCTCAACATCTTCCGGCACATACAACTCAATAGATTTAAGAAGTACGGGTAAGCACTTCTCGTTTTTTGAACAGATTCCAATAGGCGTCACTTTTTAGCCTTATTCCTTGCGCTGATCGCCTTGGCTTTTGCCTTGGCATCGGCTTTACTGGATGCGCCCCACGCATTAAGACTCAAGAGAAGTCGGGTTTTTTCACCGTCCTTGTACTCAGGGCCGGCGTTACCCGCCATCCGCGAAAGAAAACTCGCACGTCGCGGGTTATCGCCTGACTTGACTGGCGGCTTGATGTCTTGGCCTGCCGCCTTCAGGCTGGCGCGACCCTTGGCATTCAGACCGCCTTTGGCATTTTGCCCCTCTTTGCGTTGCCAGGCTGCTGTCATTTCTTCTTCATTGGCTTTTTGGCTGTCTTGGCAGACTTCTTGAAGTCGGCTGCGCTGGGTGCTGCCTTGCTGCCGACCTTGTTCATCTTCTCGCCGCTGCCTGCCTTTATACGGGCTTGCTTGGCGTTGATATTTGCGTAGAGTCCTGCTTTCATTCGTCTTCCCCTTCGGTTTCTGATTCCATCTCTTCGTCTTTGGCCTCGCCGGTGTTGGGGCCGCCAACGACCCACGCACGGCAACTGCGGCTTGCTGCGCACTTGAAGTCAAAGATTTCGCAGTAGCCAAGGTCGGCCAACTTGATAACGTCAGCGGGGTCGGTATCGTTTCCGATGCCGTCAGCGATGCACTGCTTGATTGAGTCGGAGACGTTGAACGCCGCGCAGTTACCGCAACGGCTTTGCTTTGCTTCCTCGGCAGACACGTCCCACTCGTCGCCCATGCGCTTCCAGTAAGCCTCGTTTGGTAGTTTGGGGTTCTCAGGACCGTAGGCCGCGGTGGTGATCGCCTTGGCTCGGTTCTTCAGATTGAGGGTGATGTCTTGGGTGGGAAGTGGACAGTTTGATGTGTCTGTGTCTTCCTTCATCATCTGATCCATTGCGCCTTGGTAGCGTGACGGGATGCTGCGGCTTGGTTGTGTTGCCATTGCCTATCCTTTCAAAAAAATAAATTGTTGGTGGACGGTTTCACCACAGTTCTAGCCGCCAACTTCCCCATGTCAATCAGTGGGATTACATGATGTACTCTGATTCAATGTTACACACCAACACGGCTGGGGACTAGCTTGACCCTTGAAATCAGGCAGCAACTATGACTGCGGCGCAATCCCCATGCGTGTTAGTGCGTAGCCCCAATTATGCAACTCTTGGAATATTTCGGCGCAGGGGTTTGTTCCAAACGGAACTTGCGGCAGAGCCGTACATTCCCATGATGGCATCGCTGGCAAATGTGAGACAGAATGCATCACCGCGATCTGGAGAGGCCAAACCACGCTTGCGAATCTCATCTTTTCCCTCAATCTGAATCTTTCCCGAACTTGTGAACGAGTACCTCACGGCAGCCAGTTCAGCGATCAGGGACTCATCCCTAGGCATCTTGCAGTCCCTTTGCTCTAACCAGGCTTTGGCTTTGTGCCACAACTCAGCCTTCAGGTTTCTGTAGGTCGCGCCCATCGCCGGTGACTCGGAGACGTTGATTCCTCGCGCTGGCAGCTTCAGTTCTCGCAGCCTGTCAACCACGCCAGCACCCAAACCGATGCTGTCCACAAGAATCTCATGGGGTCGTTGGCTGGGTTGCAGGGCCTCGTACTCTGCCACCACCGCACCGGTGAGTTGCATCAAGTCCAAGTTCTTCCACGTCTTCACGGGTTCCAAGACCGCATTCCCCTGACGCTTGCACAGGGCAGACCTGTCGGAACCGAACCGCGCAACGTCCAATCCCCACACAAGACGGGCGTGTGCGGAGGGTTCCACGTCACGATTCATGGCCATCTCAAGGAGTTCCATTGGGATGACGGTGTCATCGTCTGAACACGGGAACTCACCAAGTACGCGGATACGGAAGGCGTTGGACTCCTCGCCGTACCTTGACCGCATCTCATCGACATAAGCCTCTGACACTCGGGGGGAGTCGGTGCAGTTGACCCGCATCGTGATCCAGTCATCCTTGAGCCTGTTGTGGGTGTCGTAAAAGAACCCCGAACTTCTGACAGGGTTGCCAAGTAATAACGTCACGGCAGAGTGTCCTGACATGGAACCGGCTGCGGCCTCGAAGACCTGTTCAGGGATACCCGATGCCTCATCCGCGACTAGCATCACGTTCTCTGAGTGGACACCCTGAAGGGCTTCGGGCTGCTCGGCTCGTGATGTCCGTGCTGAGATGAACGCCTCGTTGGGGGCCTCTTTGACCTCGATGCGGTCTTGCTTGACTTCGAGTTGATCTCTCAGGGTTTCGGGTAGTGCCTTGACCCAACGCTTCAACTCAGCGAATAGTGCGTCGTACAGTTGGCTGGAGGTGGGGGCCGTTAAGACGATTTTCACTGGGAAGCGTAGGAACAGATACCAAAGGATTGCCCAGGACGCTGCTGTGGACTTGCCGACCCCGTGGCCTGACCTGACGCTGATTCGTCGGTTCCCGTCCGCGATGTGGGCAAGGAACTCTTTCTGCCAGTCATCGGGCTGTGTGTTGAGTACCTCCTGGACAAACAGGGTCGGGTTGTGCTTGTAGCGTTTCACGAACGCGATGAACGGGTTCTTGTCTTCGGCTGCGGACATGGCCGCAATCTGTTCTATTGCTTGAGTAGTCAATTCTCCATTTTTTTTATTTTTTTTTGGGAGAGGGGCGAGTTCCATAGTGGGGGTGGGGGGTGTGGTCATTGGCGGCTTTCTATGGGTTGTGGTCGGTATTTCTTAGGGGCAGCATCAGTCCCGCCCCCGCCGATGGCGCGAGGGGGGGGTCAGCCGCCAGACGGCCAGAACCCAGCCCCAGACAAGCAGGATTCCACGATGCGGAACTGTAATTGATACAGTGTTCATTATGTTAATAGGATTGCCACTTACGCACAGGTTATACATGGATTGTGTGTCTGTTTGGTACTTATCCACAGGTTATTGTGACTAAGTGGATAATTTGGGTGTGGATAAGTCTTCGAGTACCTCGACGTGTCGCAGTGCGTCCATACGCATACCTTGGATGTTGATGCTGACCGACTGGCCCTTCTGCTGCGCGTAGACGCTAGGTTTCCACTTCTCGGCTAGCCATTGGCGCGTTTGGATGCGTACACGCGCCAGGTTGGACTCCTCGATGGCCGCTGAGTCGGCGATCTCCAGCGTCTCACACGCCAAATTGTCGGCTGCACGGGCGCGCGCGAGGGTAATTCTATCTGCGTTAGGTTCTGTTTCGCACCAAATCTCCAACGCCCGCCGCCCAATACCCAAGTCCATACAGATGCGAGTCATAGATTTCCCTGCCTCAAACATCGTCACGATGTGGTCAACGGGTATCGACTCAAGCACCTCCAAGTCCAATCGTTTCTTTTTCTGACCAGCCATTTCTAAGCCCTTTCTAAGCGTTTTAGTCTATCCAAGCACCCAACCTATCAACCTACCCATTTTCTCGTCAAATTGAGGCATTCCTGCCAGCCTCAGCCAGTTCCGTGTTGAATTTCTTCGGCATGGTTGACGGCTTGCTGAAGTCCAAGTCACTTTCCATGTCATCGAACCCGCTGTCACCGCCCACCTTCACCATCGTGGCTCCAGCGTCCAACTGCTTGATCTTGATGACCTCTCGCATAACCGCACCGGCCATCATCGTCTCGATCTCCTCCATGTTCCAGATGTGCCGTCCTTGTACCTCTGGACGGAACTGCTGGTACAGCAACGCATCGTCCTTCGTCTTGACAATGACCATCACCGAACCGTCGGCCATCTCATGCTCAATCGCCGCAATGTCCGGCATCTGCTCAATCCCGTTCTCAACCGCGTACTGTTCCAAAGCGTCATACCCCGCAATCATTCCCTTGACTGCCTTCTCCAATCTTTCCTCGTCCCGATTCTCTTGAGCCAACCAAACCCGTTCCATCTGATTCCAGAACTTTGTCCGCAACTCAGAATCCACCAGCCCAATCAATCTACCAATACCCCACACAGCCTCATGGTCTTTCTTCCGATTACTTACCGACAACAGCAACGAGTTCAACTTGACCTTGAACGGGTCGGCTGGAAAACTCGGCTGCTCAATCTTTGCTTCGATCCCACGTTTCTTTGTAACCATCTCAAACCTTTCTAATTTCTTACGACTGCTTGTCCATGTGTAAACAAATGGATGGGCATCCCTAAAGGGATTTGCCACCATTTGTTTACACCTTATGCCTACAAATGGACTTCCATTTGTTTACCATTTGTTTACCATTTGTAGGATGACTTGCTGATTTATTGCTTAAATAACTAGCAGTTTTCTCATTTCTGCTCGTCCATTTGTTTACCATTTGTTTACTTTTTGCCATCAAAACTGCTCTTTTGGCTCATCTTTGAACACAACCCAAACGAAATCCTTGAATATTTCCACTCCATTTGCGTACAGAAATTCGCGTTTATGGCGGCTGAATTCGTTCGATATTTGCCTGCTTGTCTTGCCATGACCCCACACTTGGGTAAACTTTTCAAGCCAATAATCAATCTTTACGGCTTTGTTTCTCTTGCCATCCAAGTCCATCATCGACCCGTATTCCTTAATCGCCTTGTGCAAAGAGTCAAGACAGATTTGCTGGTTCTTACCAACACCTGACCTGCTTGGAGGCTTTTTCTCCTTCTTTTCCGTGTCCGCCATGACCCTCGTCGCCTCATCCGAAGGGTTAACGGCAAGGCTGATGACGGGTTCCAGCCCCAAACTGGATGGCGATAACTCCACCTCGACCATCTCAAATCCGATCTTGATGTTGTCCGCGCCGTCCTTTTGCTTGCTGATGGTTAGCAACCCTGATCCGGCAATCCCGTCGCTTTTACCGCCTTCCATCCTGATGAGTTCCAGTTGCGTGTCCACGGCTCCGAGTAGGGAAGAGTGACCGCGGAGTCCGCGTGTGGCATCCTTTCCTGAGTGGTGCAAGATCATGATGGTGCAGTCCAGCATCCTCTGTACCCGTCCGATGTTGGTGATGAACGCTCCCATGTCCTGAGAGTCGTTCTCGTTGCCGCCGCCAAAAGCTCTGGCCAAGGTATCTATTTGCAGCAGGCTGAACTCCACGCCCGTGTCGTTGATGAGTTGCTGTATAGACAACATGAGTAGGTTAAAGTCCTCCTCACTCGATCTCAGGTTGAGTTGGTGTCTGATGACGTAGATTTCCGCGCCCTGCTGCGTGTTGTTGTGTATCTTGCAAGCCCTGATCCTTGCCCCGATACCTCCGTGTCCCTCTCCGCAGATGTACAGCACTGCGCCTGGCGACCTGATTTCGTTACCCATCCACGTCCTGCCAGTCGCCACCGCCTCGGCAATGTCCAAGGCAATGAAGGACTTGTAACTGCCTGGCGGTCCGTACAGCGCAACAAAGGACTTCTTGGGTATGACCTTCTCTATCAGCCACTCGACTGGCTCATCCTGTATCGTGTCCCACGACTCGATGTTCAAGAACAGAGGCTTGGCCTTGGTTGACTCGTCTTGCTCAGTTGACTTGAAGTTGTAGTCATCTGATGTACTATTTTCATAGTACGGCTCTACCTGTTCGCTGTTCGTTGCACTATCTGATTCCGTGATGGCTGGGAGTTTCTTTGCAAGGTCTGCGAGTTCAGCCCTCGTGCCTCCCATCTTCACCCACTCATGCGCGTCATCGCCAGGGAACGGAAGGTCAAGGTCTAAATACCTGACAGACTTCGCCACCGGCAATAGGTTCTTGATTACCTTCTTGGCGTACTCCTGTCCCGCCTTGTCGTTGTCAGGGACCACCACCACGTTAGCCCCTGCAAAGTACTGCGTTATCTCAGCAGGCCAATGCCCAGCCCCAGCGTGTGATGTTGTGGCTATGGCTCCGATGGACACCAGCGCGTCGGCTGCCTTCTCGCCTTCCACTAAGTAGATGGCTCTGCCCGCTGTCTTTGCGTCAAGTAGTTCAGGGAACCTGTACGGCACGATTCGGACATCTCCAAGGCGTGAGTGCCTTCTGCCTAGTGCGTCAACTCGGACCAGCCTGTAGTCCTTACCCTTCTCCGTGTTCGTCTTGAACCTCTGCTTAATGAACAGCGTGTTCCTGTCCTCGTTCATGTACTCCCACTCCTGCTCCAAGGTCATGGGCTGCGGCACGATCGTGG